CCCCGCCAATATAACACACGTGTTTTGAAAATTGGTTAATTCCTTTAACACCCCAAGTCATTTCCTTGTTTTCAATAATATCGTCATATGGATTTGTTCCGTCTGCAAAATGCGTGTTATGCAATGCGCCGTCAATTGTTATAATGTCCGAATAACCCATTCTTGACCACCCACGCCCATTTTTTCCCATATGCCATTTGCGTATGGTTTCGGGTCTAATATCAACACCCTCATATGTCGCCGAACAATGTATAACCAAAAATTTATATGGTTTTGACATTTCACAAAATTAAAAACCACAATTGTTTTAATGTCGCAATTAATGGTTATCAACGCCCTTGACCTCTATATTTTTTTTTGTAGTTTTTAGAATTTTTTAGGTTTGACGTTTTTGATTTAGCGTGGACGCCCTTTCGACTAACTTTTGGTTTGTCAATATGAACAAATGAATTTTGACGCGCCATTATTTAGATTTTTTTTCGTTCCAATGTCTAATTTCTTGAATAACTTTTATTGATGTCCAAACAATTGCAACACCATATGACGCCAATTTAAAATAAACTTCAATATCACTTAATGAAACACCGATTGCCGTTACGTTCAACAATGCCGTTGTTGGACAAATTCGTTCGCATATTTCATATAAATTACTCATATTATTAAATTTTAAACAACATTGACATTTGATATGTAAAATTAACCGACGTTTGCCCGTCAACTTGTGATCCTACAACAATAATGTCACCCGCTTGCATTGCAGAAATTCCAAAACCACTTATTACATCAACACACGTTAATTTGTCAACTATTAAAGTTTGGCGGTCAATAGGTTTATAAATTATTGTGTTTGTTATTGTTGTTGGTTGTGTTGAACAATCATAACGCAAATGATAAATTTGCAATGTGCATTGGGGGGTTGCGCTTGTGCAATTTGCCCTTGCAACAATCCGTGTCAATGTGCAATCATTTGGAACAACGAAACGACCATTATTCATTGCGTCAACCGCGTCCAATGTTGCGGGCAATTGATTATTGTCCAAACCCCAATTATTATTTAATTTAGTTGAATAAAGATGGCTATATTCTGCCGACGTTTTGCAATTTCTTAAACCTTGCGTTGAAAAAACCAAACTATCGCCGCCAATTCCCGACGTTGCCGCCCAAACTAAATTTCCGCTTGAATCTTTTGTGCAAGCCGTTGAATTAGACGCGCCCGCAAATCCTTTTGGAACGTGTAATTGTGAATCGTTTAAATCTTTGTGTAAATTACTCATAATCTATTTGTTTTTTAATATGTGAATTTTATAACCATTTCGTTTCCGTCGTCGTCTGTTTGTGTAACATATAACACACCCTTTTCGTGCAATTCATTCATTTGTTCTTTTGTAAAATTATATTCGTGGTCATAATAAACTTCATTATATGATTCTTTTTTTTGTTTCTTTTTTTTGTCTTTATTATCCCATTGTGAAACACAAACCGCAACACGTTGTGTTAAATTTGGAAATTCGTCATTCATTACATCATTTTCAATGCAACGTGAAATAAATTCGTCCCTTTTCTCTTCTTTTTTTGGTGTTGGTAGTGGCATATTTAATAAATTATCATTCCGTGTTGTTTACTAACTGAATTTCGTGAACTCGCACAATCAACACCGCTTGACGAATTATATTTTGGAAAATCTGTTGGGTTGTCGTCCAAAAAAGTCACCATTTCTTGTAAAATCACATTTCCACGTCGATATGTGTCTTGTTTATAAACGTTCAATTCTTTTGGTGTAACAACCTTTGAAAAATCCGGTATTGCCGAAACAATTCCCGCCGACGTTGAATTGTGTTGTATTTCATTAATTACTTCAAATCTAACAAACCACGCAAAACAAGGTTTTAACCATTCGTCCATAAATGCGTTTTCAATTGTCGTTCCCGTTCCGGTTGAATTATATGTTTCTTTTAAATGCAAATAAAAATCGTCACCCAATGGCAATTTTAAATGTGCTAATTCCGCCATTTGTATCAAATTTGATGATATTAATGCGGGGTCTGTGTTTGCGTTAGTAAACGCCAAATCTATAACTTCTGCCGCCGTAATTAACGGGTCATATCCTAAATAATTATTTGTTACCGCCATATTATGATATTTTTTCGTTTCTTGTTAACATTCTGTCGCCAAACTCATTTGATTCAAAACCCAACAATTCACGTTGTTCATTAATTGTTAAAACTTGTGATGGAACAATGTCCGATAAAAATGAAACCGGTGGTTCATAAATCACTTGAAAATCGTCAATATGCAATGGTGTCAAATCTTTTATTATTGATTTTATTTTTCCAAAAACCATATTTTCAACCTCTTTGATTATTGTTCCCATAACCATTTCCCACGCAACACGGATTTCGTTTCCGGTGTTACTCATTTTTCCCGCACTCACAATTCCCGACATTGCCGGTTGCCATCTATGACTTGTTATAATGTTTTGTGATGTCAATTTTTGTAATTCTAAAAATGAACCATCTGCATTGTCATTTAATAATGTGACGTTTGCCGGTGATGTGTCCCCGTTCTTTACTAAAAACAAAATCTTTGAATTATTGTCCTTACCCGTCCATTTTAATTGTGCGTCTTTAACTAATTTCTCTGCTTCTTCCTCACCCATATCGCCATTGATCTCAACGATTGCCGACGGCGTAAAATTATTTTTAAATTTAGAATGATTATAATTTTGTAATTCCCAATCGATAGCTAACCATTCTAAACCCGCCACAAAATCCGGCAAACCATAATAATTAAATGTTGGTTCGTAATCTTTAAATTGAACGATTGATGTGTTTTTTTCAAAATTTGGATATACCGGAACAATAATTGTGTCTTCTTTACTCATTCCATATTTTTCCCAATTTGGGTGAATATAAATGTGTTTTTGGTCTTTTGAAACTCTGCATTTGGTTGAATCAATATGGTATAAATTAATTCCCGCCTTATGCTTTACAATTTGCAAATATGCGTTTCCAAATGAATAATAATCGTCGATTAATTTGCCATACATTTCACGCATTGATTCGCCCGTGTTAACGTTGTCAATAAATCTTTGAACTTGTTCCGATTCTGAGTGGAATTGTTTTCCAATACTTAAAACTTTTTTTTGTCCTAAAATTGCGCGGTGTGTTGGTGATTGTCTTTTTACTTCTGCCAAAAATTGGGGAAATAAATTGTCTTCACCACACGGAATGAATGGTGTTGGAATAGTGTTTAAATCAACGTTTTCCCGTATTTTATCGGGAACGCCAACGTTAAAAACTTCAAATTTAGTAAAACCGGCTTTTTTTGCCGCTTTTTTAATCGTCTTTGATGTTGTCGTTTTCTTTGACTTCGCCATTATTTACGGATTTTTTTTTGGATTCTTTTATTTCATTTACATATTCAAATCCGTCGTTAAACAATTTTTTTAAAACCTTTTGATTGTCTTTTACTTCTGCCGTCACATATTTGTTTCCGCCATACCTAAAAGATTTTGAACCCGCCACGTCTTTATTTAATTTGTATTTTGCCATAACAATAATTTTTTTATTAAATATAAATTTAATTAAATTTTAAACAAAAATTGGGAACACTCATTGCGAAATGTCCCCAATTCTTTGTTGATAACCCAACCACAATTGAATTACAGAACAAATATAATTTATTAATTATACCGGTACTGACGCCGTGAATTCTCTTGGATATTCACCTTGCATTGTTGTCAACGTGATTGCCGTTCCGTTTGCGTCTTGTAACGCAACACCCGACGCTTGGTCACCCGTTGTCAAATCTAAATATGCCGTTTCCTCAAAAATTTCGTCATATCCTAAAACGAATTTATAAGGAACTGCGGGGTCTGCGCAATCATCTGCGTATGTTTCAACGATTGCCGTAATTCCACAAGACGTTACTAATTCCATTAAATCTGAATTTGTTTCAGACGTAATTTTTGGAATGTAAAATTCTAATCCAACTTCAATTAATGTTGAACCATTTGATGTTGAAAACTGTAAGTATCCTTCTCTATTTGCAGAAGTTGCATTCGTTTTTAAACCAGCAACTGAAGCAAAAACATCTGACCTTGTGACTCCATCATCGGTAATCGCACCCATCTCCAGTAGACCACCCTTGTTGGTTGATTGACCACTTCTATTAATTAATCTAAGTTTTGCTGTATCTCCTGTACCATTCGAAT